GGTACCGCCCGAGCAGATCGTCGGGGCCCAGGAGCTCTGGACCTACAACGTAAAGTACAAGACCCTGTCGGTGTTCCGGGCCATCGACCGCGGCGGCCTCGACATCAAGAGGTCAAGCATCGTCAACTTCGATGAGAAGACCACCATGACCCGCCGGACCGGCAGACAGGCCGAGAAGATCGTCCAGTCGGTACTGAGCGGCGGCAAGGTAGCCCTTCGTAAGGTCATGGACGATCTGAAAGAGGCCGGCCTACAGGACCGCATAAATGAGAATACAATCTTGTTGAGGGTGATCAAGCAATGAAAGAGTACACAGTTCGCTATAGAATTGGCGCATACGATTACGAGTCGGTAGTACGTACTTCGAGTTCGGGTGCTGCCATCCTCTGGGCTGAAGCCATGGGCGGTTATCACGCGTACGTAGTTTCATGGAAAGAAGATGAAGAATGACCTGGGCGCTATTCTTAGACGACATCAGGTTTCCGGAAGATACCCGGAATGTTGGGTGGCGTGACGACTGGATGATCGCTCGTTCTTATGACGATGCCGTCATCCTTATTACTGAGCACGGCGTTCCGGACTTCATCTCGTTCGATCACGACCTCGCTGACGAGCACTACGAGAGCTTCGAGGCGGGCGCGGCCGGCGAGAAGACCGGGTACACTTTCGCTAAGTGGTTCTGTAACCACGTGATGGAGAATGATCTGGCGTTGCCGGATGAGTTCGCCTATTACGTGCACTCCATGAATCCAGTGGGAGCTCAGAACATCCGCAACTACATGGATAGCTTTCTGCGACACTATGGGAAACACAAATGAAATTTGGAATCATCTCTGACCTGCACATGGAGTTCCAGCCCTGGTACCCACCGAAGCTGGAACCGGACGTGTTCTACCTCAATGCGGGTGATACGCACCCCGATAAGCTGATGCGCGACTGGCTCGAGAAGGAGATGGGCGAGAACTACTTCGCGGTCTTGGGCAACCACGACTACTACGGGAACTCGTTCGCCAACGCTGATATAGACTTCCCTGACATAGTGGAGTGGAACGGACTGAAGATCGCCGGCGCCACTCTATGGACTGACATCTCACCTGTTAGGTGGTGGGACTTCAAGGAGTACATGGTCGACGCCCGACAGATCAAGGGCATGAACTACGACCGATACACGAATGTACATGACACTCATCGCAACTTCCTGCTTCAGTCGGATGCCGACATCTGGGTCGTCCATCATCTGCCTTCGTTCCAGTCCATCAGCGAGAAGTGGAAGAACTCCAACGGCAACGACTTCTTTGCCACTGAGCTGTCTAGGCACATCTTAGATATGAAGAAGCCCCCGAAGCTGATCGTGCATGGGCACACTCACGACGCCTGCGATTATATGATTGGTAACACTCGAGTGGTCTGCCACCCTCGTGGATACCCGAACGAGACGGCGTACTACAACGACTATAAACCGCTTATCGTAGAGGTGTAAATATCCATGGAACTATCAATGTTTTCAGGAGTGCCCATGGACAACGTCATCGCCTTTCCAAAAGAGAACAAGAGACTCGACGTCAGTAATACACCGACGTCGCTCGATGAAGTCGCTATGGCCATCGAGAAGATGAAGCTGGACTTCTACCACGACGTTGCCGACAACCTAATGGACCACGTTGTCCAGAGCATCGGGTCTCTGAACTTGGACAGCTCTCACAACGAGGAGATCCACATCAGGGAGGTCGACATCATCCTGATGAGGGAAGTTCTCACGGCGTTCATGTGCAGGCTCGGCGGCGTAAACCATCCCCTGAAGGGACTGGCCGACGCCGTCGTGAAGGACCTGAACGTGGAGGAGGGGAGTATAGACTACAGGGTCACGGTCCCAGGGTCTATTCCTGAGAAGTCTTCAGAGACTTGACGTGGCTCCGGTGGACGCGGACCCAGATGTGTCCGTTGTAGTAGTCGTCGCTGAGTAGGACACCCCTGGTGAACTGCTCGTAGGCTTCCCAGTAGTTACACTCGCCCTTTGAGGCGCACATACGAAGGACCTCGCGCTTGAACGAGGTCCTTTCTTTTTTGTCCACTTCCGCTATGAGGTCCAGGTTAGAGCCGTAGTACTCTTTCCAGTCAGACTCGACGAGAGACCGCTTCTTTTTCTTCTTGACTACCTTGGTCTTCTTGTTCCAGAAGAGCTTCTTCCCGACGTACTTCTTTCCCGTACTGGTGTCGGTTATCAGGTAGATGAACCCGTAACTGTCCCCGATCAAGTCCGACGTAAGCGGCTTGCCATCGAGCGTCCACGGGTTCTCGTAATCAGAAAGTTCCACCGGTCTGGTCGTCCCAGTCCCGCAGGTCTTCTATGATGTCGTCCTCTTCTGGGTGCTTGTCCCTGTACACCTCGTCGAAGACCTCGTCGATCTCGAGGCACTCGTCGAGAGTGTCACAGTCGTGATCCTCGAAGATGTCGATCAGAGCGGAGTATGTCTCCGCCCTGTCGTCTTCGTCCACAATCGTCTCCATGAGAGTCTCGATGATCTCGGTCATTATCTTAGAACCGCTCGACCAACCCATGTGCGTTCCTCCTTAGACTAGGCAACCATCGGCAGTGCCGACGCACGCCGCGGCACCCATGGTATCCACATCTATATACTTCTTCTCCACGAGGCTGTTCTCCCAGTCGACGTCGTCCACGAGGTTCTGCTGGATCTTCTCCCACTTGTGGAGGAGGAACACGTCCTTGAGGCAGTACTCTGCCTGCTTGGCGTCGCCCTTGAAGTAGTTCTCCGCGAACTTCTTGAAGCGGCGAATCCAGTCCTTCTTGAGGAGGAAGTTGGAGTCGTCGCTGCTGATGTCGATGTCCCTGTTCTGCGCGGTCATGCAGGCGACCCACAGGTTGTCGAACGCCTTGAGCCCGTCGACCACGAGGCCGGAGGCGAACACCGAGCCGGTGCCGTAGGTCTTCACGATCTCCTTGGCGTCGATCACCTTCGTGTTCGGGGCCTGGGCGTAGTCCTTGTCGCCGGTCATGGCGAGGAACGAGATGCCCGCGAAGTTGGCGCGGTTCTCGTAGACGTACTCGGCCACCTCGTCCCAGTCGTCCACGATGACCGTGTTGGACACGTTGTGACGGATGCCCTTGTCGGCGCAGAGCTTCTCGTCAGTACCCGCGTTGACCCAGTGCTTCTGGGCCTTGGCGATGAGCTCGAGGTGCTTGATGCCGATGGTGTCGTCCTTGTACAGCGACCCCTTCTTCGGGACCACCGGGAACGAGATGACGTAGTCGGTCCTGCCCGCGGACCACACCGACTCCTCGACCATGTGCGGGTTCAGCTTCTTGATGAGGCGCGCGACCTCGGTGTCCTTGTTCAGCTGGATGTTGCGGATGTACATCGGCGAGTGGTCCGCGTGGATGCCCGACGCGGTCATAAGAAGGACAGAAGCGTTACCACTAGGTTTAACGCAAGTGGTACGAGCAGCGGGGTTAATACCAATAAGAGCAGCCACAGCCCTATTTGTGGATCGTACTGTGGTGGCTCCGGCCTCGAGGATCTTCTCATCGAACAGCGTCCTTGGGTTGTTCATCCAACCCGTAATGGAGACGCCAAGCAGCGCCTCCCTATCGAAGATGCGCTTGCTCGTCTCGTCCAGGAACTTGAAGTTGGTGTAGCCGGCCTGTAGAGTTCCCAGGATGGACGCCGCCTTGCAGGCCCTCTGGAAAGTCACTTCGTCGGAACACATACCTCCGTTGATCTCAGTCAGGTTGCATCCCTGCCACCCCGACTTGCCGTCGATCTGCGGGTACATCCCGATCTCGACGCATGGATTTGTGGTGTGCTCGGTGGACTCGACGAATACGAAGCCGGGTTCACCGAACTGCTTGATGCTCTGCATCAGCTGCATGAACTGCTCTTTGCTTGTGGTCTTTCGAACGATGACTGCGGAGTTGTTCGAGCGTCCACGCTGCGGATTATCGATGAACCAGTTGCCCGTCTTGGCCTTGGCCATCTCGTCGTCATCGGGCGAGAATAGGCAGATGGTCGCCGATCGACGCACGCCACCCGACAGGACTGCGTCGGCCGCGTGCATCACGGTGTCGTACACGTGGATCGGCTTCATCTTGGCCTCCTTCTCGGACATGAGGACCATGCTGGTCAGGAGGTGCTCGATGCGGTCGAGGGCTCGGCGGAGCGGATCCGGGCCGGGTGCCATGAAGCCACCGGAGATCTTTGCTCCCTTCGGCCTGATCTGGTTCAGGTCGAAGTACACCTTGCGTCCCGCGTACTCCGGGTATTTACCGCCGTCCTTGAAGAAGCTGGACATGAGGACGTCGAGGGCCGTCGCCCATCCCTCGATGGAGTCCTCCACGATGTGGGTCTTGGGCTGCTTGGTGCGCGGCGCGATCACCGGCATCTTCTCGACGTGGTGCTTCTGTACGGAGAAGCCGGCGCCGGCGCCGCAGAGGAGGATGTAGAAGATCTCACCGAAGAACGACGGGCGGTCGGCGTACGACGACGTGCAGTTGT